AGGTTACAACGAATTGTAGCATTTTCTGGTACAGCAAATGTAAATGCTTTAACTAGAAAATTAAATACTGAAATTCGTTTAACTTATAAAAAAATATATAAAGAAGCTATTAGTGAATTAAATAAACTAGCTGGTGTTAGTGCTAGATTTTATAAAAGTATATTTGCTAGAGCTTTAACAAATATTTATAAAGCTAAAGGTGTAAAAGATACTGTAAAAGTTAATGATTTAATTATTAAGTCAAATGGTACTTTTGGTCAACAAATAGCATCTATAAGTATTTTACAACAAAGAAGAATAAAAGGTATAGTCAAACAAGGAATGACTGAAAATAAGGCAATGGTAAATATTGCCCGGGATTTAGGAAGAAGTGGATTATTAGCTTCTACCGTACAATTAAGAACATTAACTAGAACTGCAATAACTGAAACATCTAATTATGTGTCAAATACAACATATAAATTAAATGATGATGTTGTTCAAGGTTACCAATATGTGGCTACTTTGGATAGTAGAACTAGTTTAATTTGTGCAAGATTAGATGGTAAGGTGTATGCATTAACTAATAAAAATGCACCACAACCACCACAACATTTTAATTGTAGATCAACAACTATACCTGTTATAAAAAGTGCTAATCAATTATTAAATACAGATAATAATAGGTTACAAAAACGAAAAATTGCTGGATTATCTGATAGTCGTCGTGCCTCTATCAATGGTCAAGTACCAGCCAAAACTACATATGCTGATTGGTTAAAAGACCAACCAAATGAAGTTAAGCTGGCTGTATTAGGAAATCAAAAAAGAGTTACCTTGTTTAATTCTGGAAAAGTTAAATTTTCTCAATTTTCTAATAAAGATGGTAAATTAATTTCGTTAAAACAATTAGAAGAATTATCAAATTAATCTTTTGTTTTAAATTAAAATATAACTAAGGCCGTGTCCAAAGGAAAAATAATGTCAGAAAACATTGAAAATACACAAGTTGAAGAAAATAAAACTGAAGAAACTAAACAACCAGATATAAAACAATTGGTTGATGAAGAAGTTTCTAAAGCTATATCTAATATTAAAGTAAATTTAGATAATGCATATAAGCAAAGAGATGAAGCTTTGTCTGAAGTAAATAAAATTAAAGAAGAGAAAAGACAAACTGAAATTCAAAGCCTTGAACAACAGGGTAAGCATTCTGAAGCTATGCAAATGAAACTAAATGAAGTTAATAAAAGACTTGAACAATATGAACAAAAGAACACAGAATTGAGCAGAGATAATGCCGTGCGTACTCAGCTTAATGCTTTAAACTTTAAATCTGAAAAAGCCGCTGAAATGGCCTATTCAGATATTGTAAACAGTTTAAAGAAAGACGCTACAGGAAATTGGGTGCATGAAACAGGTTCTAGTATAACTGAGACTGTGTCAAATTATGCTAAAGATGATAATAATGCATTTTTATTTTCTGTTAAAGCTAATATGGGCTCTGGAATATCTCCAGCTAAGCCAAGTACAGGAACCAATCCTGTCGGATCTATAAAAGATATGTCAACTGATGAAATGCTTAATGCTATTGCAAAAGGGCAAGTAAAGGTTGACGGAGAATGGTCTGAATAGACTATCTTTTATAATAATAACCGCACATATGTGCATTAAATAATAAAAGGAAAACAAAAATGGCTGTAATAAGTTCAAACTTTAATAACATTGCTAGAGCGATTTCTGCTTACGAACAAGCAGGAAGAGCAGATGCTGCGTTATTAACATCTACTGCATTAGTTGGTTCTGACGCTAGAATTAACGATTCAGGAGAAAATTACACTGGTACATTAAGATGGTTAGATTTTTCTGACCCATCAACTTTTCATAAGCAAAATGAAACTGCTTCTGATAAAGATATTAATGAAATGTCAGTATCAAACAAATCAGCGGTATATATCAAAAATATTGATCATATTGCTGCACAAGAAATGTCAATTCAAAAATTAGTTTCAAAAGTTGACGGTTTATCATACTTAGGTTCTCAATTTGCTTCAGTTAGAGCAAGAAGAGAAGATCTACAATTAAGATCTATCCTAAATGGTGTTGCTGACAAAATTTGGGGCTCAACTACAATTGGTACTTCTGATGCTGCTGCAAAAGTTGGTACTTTTGGTTTTTACACTGGTTCAGATGCTAGTGATAACCCAAATCCGTTATTTACTAATTCTACTGGTGCTAGCCAATCAAGAAGCACTTTCTTTGATACTTTATTAGATGCTATCACAGAAGTTAAAGGTGAATTTGAAGAGCCTTTCTATTACTTAGTAGTAGATACTGCAACTTACAACGTTATGAGAAAAGAAAATGTTCTTGATGTTGCTCCAGTTGTAGACGGTAATTTCAATTTCTCTACTATTCTTGGTGGAAAAATTAGACTTATTATTAACAACCAATCATTAACTGCAAACATGCCTGCAGGTTTAAAAGTTTCTTACATGTGTAAAGCCGGAGCTGTACATTACAGTGATATTGCACAAACAAATCCAACTGCGATTGAAAGAGACGAACTAGCTGGTAATGGTGGCGGTCTTGTTACTGTTTTATCTAGATGGGGTAATATAATGCACCCTAAAGGTTTATCATGGGCTGGAAGTGCAACTGCATATCCTGCAAATGCTGATCTTTCTCTAGGTACAAACTGGACAGTACATGCTACAAACGTTAACCAAATTGGTTTATTCCCAATTTATCACGGTTAATATTATAACTATTAGATACGGAGAAAAATAATGGCTTTACAAAAAGGAATCAATTCATTTGTTACTGTTATAGAAGCAGAAGAATATTTTTATGACAGACTAAACCAAAGTTCTTGGGATAGTGCTACAGATGAAACTGTTGAACGAGCTTTAGTAACAGCCACAGGAATTCTCAATGACTTGGATTGGGGTGGTACGGCTTTACCTACTACCTCATATCCTTTATCATGGCCTAGAGATATTACTTACTGGAATAATAAATCTGGTGGGTATGAAACTTTAGAAGATGATAGAGATGATACAACTGAGTTTATGGGAACTATTCCTGAAGATATCAAAAAAGCGACCTATGAACTTGCTTTACACTTGATCAAAAATATGAGCACAATAGAAGATCAATCATCTGGTTCACCTAGATTGAAAGATTTATCTGTTGGTTCTATTTCTTTAACTTTTGATTTAGGATCTGGATTAAGTAATTTTAAACAATTACCTGATTCAATCCAAAAATTAATTGCTAAATATGAAGATCCAGCTAGTATGAGCACAAATAGGGGAGTTAAAGTTAGTGGAGGTGCCTAATGGGTTACCATAAACTAATTCAAGATAATGTAAAAATGGCATTTGATACTATAGGTGATATTGGTGAAGATATAACATTTACAAATAAAAATGTAACTTCTTATAACTTTGCTACACAATCTGTTAATACTTCTACTGATACATCAATTACTGTTAAAGCTGTAATTGAAAGTCAATATAGAACTAATGACGATAAACCTAGGTTAGAATGCAATTTAATGATTGACTCAGCTAATTTAGATTCTAAGCTTATTGATAATTACGATAATATTGTAATGAGAGGTAAGACTTGGAAAATAAGTAAGTTTGAAGATAACAATTATATTATTAATTTAACTGTTGGAAGGGAATCATAATGGCTACAATATCTCAATTATTAACAGCTGTTGAAGGTTTATTCGCTTCTAGCGCTTGGACATCAAATAATGTAAAAGCTTTTCCTGCGAATTATCAAGGGGAAATAGATTCTGATGAATGGATACGGGTTTCTGTATTACCATTTTCTTCAGAATTAGCTTATAAAGATGTAATAGCAAATGGTCAAATTGTATGTCAAATATTTGTTCCAGCCGGAGCAGGTATGAAACGTGCATATGAAATTGCTGATATGTTAAAAACATTATTAGATCAAGAAGTAATCTCTGGATATCTACAAACAACTAATAGCTTTATAACAAACATTGGAATTGACACTAAAGATTCAGGTTTATTTAACGTGAATTATACGGTTAATTTCAGATCAATTTAACCAAAAATAATATAAAGGAATAACAAAAAATGGCTCTAATTTCAAATATAGGTGCTGGTATTTTCACTAAACTAAAATACAAAGCTGATAGTAGCTACACATTACCAACTACAGATTCTGAACACCAAACCTTCATAGGTTCTGGTGGTGATTTTGAAAATGCGGTAGAAGTTACTAACATCAGAGAATTTCCTTCATTTGGTAAACCCGCTAACATTGTTAACGTACCAAATTATGGACAATCTGTAAGTTCACAGATCCAAGGACAATCTGATGCTCCAACATTGGAATTTACTTTGAATTATGTACCATCTGTGCATGATACTATTCAAGGTTTAGTTCAAGACGGGAACACATATGTATTTCAACTAGATGTTAAAAACGCATCTACTGGTGATAATGCTGCATTTTACGTAAAAGGGCAAGTAGCTTCTTTTGAAGTATCTCCAAATTTGACTGATTCAAATCAGGCAACTTTGACTTTAAGTACTTCAACTGACTATACTGGTCCATTTGCTGACGCATAATAAAATTTTTAGGCTGGGCTTAATTGCCCAGCTTAACTAAATTGTATAGGATAAAAATCATGGATAAACCATTTAATAAATATTATGTATTAAGAATAACATCTTTGCATATAAAAAAATCTGTAGATACATCCATAAGAAAAACTTATGACAGATTAAAAGATGTAGAGGATAAACAACAAGTCTTTGAAACATTAGACGTTTTACATAAAATTAGAAAAATGATGGAAGACTTTGAATCGAATAATAAACATTTATATCAAAAACCTTTAGAGGAAATAAAGAATGAAACACATAAAGATAATACAAATAACGAAGAAAATACCATTTCTGGATCAGGAAGTGGAAATCAAACAGCTGACAGTTAAAGGCATAAAAGATTTACAAAAATCATTAGATGATAATAAAGCTGATGATGTTAGTGGTTTAAAAACTTTAAGTGCTATATTTAAACAAACTGTTGTCGGTGCTGAAGATATGAAAGAATCTGAATTTGAAGACTTTCCTATTCAAGCATTAACTAAATTATCTCAAGATATTCTTGAATATAATGGGTTAGCTGCTAAAGATGACAAAGGTGGTGAATTGGGGAAGAAGAGCTAGCAGAATATGAAATAGCTCATCAATTAGGTGTTACATTAGATACTATATATAATATGTCCAGCAAAGAATATATGGGTTGGATAAAATATTTTAATGAAAGACCTTATGGTTGGCGAGAAGATCATAGGACTGCTATATTAGCTCAAACGACATACCAAGGTACTAAACCACTAAGGGTAAATGAATTATTTCCTTCGTTAAATATGATGAAGAATAGTAATACACAAAAAGATTTAAAATTAGAAGCTGGCTTTAATAAATTAAAAAGCTTAGCTAAAAAATCTGAATAATAGTAGGGCGGTGTAAACTGCCCACTTGAAAGGCAATTATGAGAGATACTAAAAAATTAACTCAGTATAGTAATGTTGCTAAAAAGAATTTAAAAGAAAAAGAATTATTTAAAAACCTTAAAAAAGAAGTAAATATTGGTGCCAATGGTACACAAAGATACATTATTAAAAAGGGTATAAATAAGGGTAAATTAATATAATGGCAATAACTACTATTGGTCTAAAAACTGCTGCTAAAGATCTTGCAAAAGATGTAAATAAAGCAATTGAACAGGAATTTAGATCAAGAGCATTAAAAGCTTTTGCTGATGTAAAATTAACAACTCCAGTTGATACTGGTCAAGCTAGAAATAGCTGGTATATTG